ATTGATAATTGTCTTTAAAGCTATTATGGTTCCCGTTATCGTAGCTGTTATCGTTGGAAAAGGTGTTTGCGAATATGGATTCTTAACAGTTATTTTATTACCAACTTTAGCAGTAACTTTAAATACCCCTCGAACAACTACACTGCCACGAGTCAAACAAATAACCCAATCATTGACATTTATGTCCGAGACATCATCTACATTAAATGAAGTAGAATAATTTCCTGCTGTCCCAGTAGTCCCTGCATAACTCAGAATATTTCTAGTTTGACTTGTATTTCCTATAATTTTAATCTGCTGTCCATTAAGGTGATCTATAACTGTTGGTGCATTATTTTGTGTCCATGTGCCAGCCCCTACTGTTATCGTTGCTGTGACATTAATAGGAATTGTATAATTCTTTAGATACGCAATAGCTCTATTAATAGTAGAGAAGTTAGGAAAGACATCGTTAGCACCTATCAAAACATTTAGATTTAGATCTTGTGTTAAAACATTCTCTGCAATATTGATAGTGTTAGCATCTTCTGAAATGATTATTCTAGCACCTGGAACTAATCGCTTCATGTACGCAACATTAGCTTGCGTATAACTCCAAGGACCAGCACCTACAGTAGGAGCACCAATATTAGTGATGGATAGTTGTGTTCCTGCTGCAATATTGATAACTACGTTAGCTGCTTTATCGATTTTAACTACTACTTGTAGAGAATTAACTACATCTGTAGACCCAGCATCTGGAATACCAGGAATATAGTCAGATTGTAAATAAGAATTACAGTAAGCATACATCAAAGTTGTTCCTACAGGAGGATTTGGAACAACAGGGTTAGATTTAGGTGAAACAACAGGTTCCTGAACAACGGCTGTAACACCTCCAACCGAACCTCCGGAAGCTGTTGGCTGTTCAATAGTTGCAAAAACTCCTAATTCTCGAAAAGTAAAACCAGCATCCAACTGTGCACTAGCGATGTTTCCAAATAATGTAACCTGTCCTTGACCATCTATTTCATATTTAACTAATGCAACATCACAAATAGGATGCACAAGGGCAGTCATCGGAGGTATAACAGAATCACTAGCAATGGTTCCATCACCTGCTTGCATCTTAAAGAAGGTTAATCTACCTCCTCCAAGCGCTGTTGACAAAGCATCCCAACCTACATTAGTTAGTTGCTGATTTAAAAAATTGCTCATTTTGACATCTTTATCTTAGTTGTTAACCTTTGAGTAACAACAGAAACCGTCCACAAGTTCTGCATCCATTGTCTAGCTCTAATAAAACTATCCAACCAACTACGTTCATTTTTAAGTGCATAGACAGCTTGAATAACAGTTGCCTGTTGACCAGGATCAACAATTGGATCTTCTGTTATAATTCTAAAAAAATACGGTCTACCACCGTATTCATACCACTCCGTAATTGCTCCTTGCTTAAAAACTACTGACAGCACTCGATTAACTGCCCACTTAGTCCCCTTTTTCGAATGCCACTGAATTGATTCTAAAATAAGCTGTCGTTTAGTCGCATCATCAAGTGGACCTCCCCAACCTTGCCAAATATCAACATGAAATTGCCATGATAAAATATCCAACAGCGGAGAAACTTGTGTAGCTATATTAGGAATAAAACTTATCGATGGGATTCCGTCGTAGATTGCTTTCAATTCCTGATCAATAGCATAACAGGCAGCTTGCACCTGTGGATCATCCTTGATAGAATCAGGACAGATATCAATAGTGTTAAACATTTTGTAACGCTACAAATCCTTTGATTACTTCTCTTCTAACCCTCCATAAGTTAGTACACTAGAAGGGTCAATAACAGCTAATGATTTCTCATCTATCACAGTGAAAGCAGGAGCAGTTACTTGTATTCTCTTAGCACCTGCATCTATCATCATTTGAATAGCTTTAGAAGGAACTATGTCTAATCCTATCTCTGATGATTGCCAAGTCTGCCAAGCAAGCCAAGCACTTTGTACGGCAGCCATTATAGATTGTTCAAACTGTGCATTAGCTGAATCAATCCAATATTCCATAGTAGCAGTAACTTGATTAACTGTAGGTGCTTGTACAAATACTTGATCTGTTAATGGCCTGATATCATCAGCATTACACTTAGCATAGACTTGATTAATAACTGTTGAATCTGGCAATACACCACCACTCATTAGAGGGTAAATGTACACCTGTCCAGCAACAGAAGCATCAGACCATACGCTAACGTCCACAATATCAGGATTAGCACTTGCGGCCCAATATTCATATGCTTCTTTAGGACCAGCAACAGAAAAGGATTCCGGAGCCATCCAAATTCTAGCTCTGTAATGATCGTCATCTTCTACATCTGCTCCACCACCACTTGTAGTTGTATTAACTGCTCCTATTAAAAATGGTGCAGACCATTGCACTAATAAATTAATTTGTCCTGCTACATAGCCATTAGCTGCACTCCCTGCTATTAATGCCTGTGCAGGACCACTAGCATTAGTCTGTCCCGCTGATATAGTTATATCTTGTGTAGTTGCAAATTGTGTTCCATCAGATGCCTGCACTAATGTACCACTAGGCACAATCGAATCTGTTGTTAACGTCAAATTATTAGAAAGAGTAAACTGTATAGTACAACCAGCATAGGCAGCAGGTAACCTAGAACCACGTTTAGGACCATATAGAGCACCTATGTTATCTAAATCAGGACCATGAGCATACTTGATCAAATTCTCTTTACCTGTGCTATCTACAATCGAACGTTGTACTGTCATCTGATAAATCATGCACAATAGGAACAATCGAACAGGGTCACCTCTAGCTAATGATTTACTAATTCGTGTTTGCAAATAAAAGTACTGTTCATAGTTAGTAATAATCTCACTCTCTATAACAGAAGCATCCTTCTGACAAAAATCTATGTCAGGTACTACACTAGAATCATATTGAAATAATGCCATAAATTAATAACCAGTATCAGCTACATAATATGGAAATCCAGCATTGCCTGTACCGTTAGTATTCGTAGTTATGCCAGTAAAACCATCTTGATTTCCATATGACGCACTTACAGTAAAATCTACACCTAATGCACGAAAAGAGTTAAGAGCACCTGTAATATGATTATATATTTTAATAGGAGTACCCACTGAAGCTAATGTACGTTTATAGAAAGATCCTCCTTGCCAATTTGCAGTACCATTTATATTATAAAAAGGGGCAACATTACCACTCTGGCTTGCAGTCCCTGGCTTAACTCCAGTATCATAGTTAGTTGCATAGAAACGCTGACAACGCTCAAGATTAGTAGGATAATCTAAATCCATTAATTGGCTAGGACTTCCACTCTCATGTTGAATAAAGGCTAATTCAAATGTGCTATTAACAGCTTTACTAGCAAAGTTATCCATACCTATCGGACAATAGGTAGCACCCGTAGCTACCCAAACATCATTAGCAGACATTACTACACCTGAACCTGCTACTAATGATATAAATATCCAATAACCATTTCCTGCTGCTATTCCTGGTAAGGTTCCAAATGAAGCAGAAGGAAAGATAGGCATGTTACTTAATTGGATAGCAGTCCATGTATTAGCTGCTCCTAAAGTACATAACTTAGCTAATCCTTGTCTTGCAGCAGATGAATTATCTTGAAGACCTAAACCAAATTTAAGACTAGCTACTGAACTTCTACATAATATGATCATTGAGTGTACATCACTCATTAGTGGTCTAGCACTACTGCCCTCCACAAAGATCCAAAATCCAAAATGATCAGTCGATGCTAACGTCGCTTGTGTTGCTGTTAAAGTTGTCCTAAGGATGGATCGAGTAATCTGGAAGTTAGTTCCAGGTACTACGACAGCTAAGGGTATTTGTTGTACTGTCCACGTTGCGGTACCTGCAGCAGTATTAAAACTTTCTATTAAAACTCTATCGCATGCAAAAACATCAACGTTAACCTTAGATGAGACAGATATTGATCCACTTACACGTTGATCAACCTCGAAATTACAGTTACTAAATGCTAATGCATTATAGCTACGTTGACGGACACTCCAAATAGTAGGCTGAATCTGACTAGCAGGTAAATAAAGTTTAGTATCGGAACCTGTAATTATCAAATTACCAGCATCCGTACTTGGTGTCGATGCTGGTCCTTGTGGACCAGTTGCACCTGCAGGACCTTGATCTCCTCCGGGTGTAATCAAACTACCACTGGCAACTATCGTTCCTGGTACTGCTGTTCCGTATGTTTCTACTTGTGGCATATCAAGCTTGTAAAGTTATGGTTCCACTACCTATTGCTGTTATTTTCATTGTTCCAGCATTACCTCCACCTGCAGCACCTGCAACCCAAACACTTTCTCCAATTGTTGCCCAACTGTTATCATTGACATTAACTACCACAGTTGAACCAGTAGAAGGGACTGTGAACTGTGCATTTGTATTAGTATATGCACTTTTACCTGCTGGTCCCTGAGTACCTGTTGCACCTGTTGGTCCCTGACTACCAGTTGCACCTGTTGGTCCTTTAACGTTACCTGTTAGATTCCAAGCCATAAAATCAAGCTAACTGGTAAACATTTCCTGAAGCTGTATCCAAATACATATCTCCCACAATCGAACCTGTTATAGTTCCAGGTACTCCACTCCCTGTAAACCATTGACTACCTCTAGTTCCAGTAGCGCCAGTATTCCCTATCGGTCCTTGACTACCTGTCAAACCTGTCTGTCCTTGTGGTATTCCGAAATTAAAG